CAGACCTCCTCAATTTGATTTCCGAAAGCGTCCCATCCATCACGATGATTTCTTGCAAATAGTTCAATCTTTTTAGCTGTCGGAAACATATCCTCTAACATTTTATAGGCGCATTGCGGTTTATGACTATGGTATGTAGCGGGCTCTCGAAGTATCGTTGTGTATTTACCTCTCGTTTCTTTTCTTGGCATCAGCATTTTTCCGGGCTTGTAGAACCACAAGAGATATTCGTGCGAGAACCGAACCGTAAAAGCAGGAGCAACGCCGTTTTCTTTATCCCAAACCATTCTCGCATGGAGTTTGTAGCCACGCTTTGCCATTTGCCGTTCCGCTTCCATCAAGAACTTGTCAATGCACCACATAAACACATTATGGCGGTCTGCTGTATTTTCA